TGAACATTCTTGAGGGGCGCCTCGGATGAAACGGCTCAACTGCGCCATCTACACTCGCAAGTCCTCCGATGAAGGGCTGGAGAAGGAGTTCAACTCGCTCGACGCGCAGCGCGAGGCCTGCGCCGCTTTTATCCTCAGCCAAAAGCATGCGGGATGGGCGGGACTTCCTGACCTTTATAATGACGGGGGCCTATCCGGAGGCAGCATGGAGAGACCGGCTTCTCCAGCGGCTTCTCAACGACATTAAAGCCGGCAAGGTGCAAATTGTCGTCGTCTATAAGGTCGACCGGCTGACCCGTTCGCTGGCCGATTTCGCCAAGATCGTCGACGTGCTGGACGCGCACGGCGCCTCGTTCGTCTCTGTGACACAGCAATTCAACACGACGACGTCCATGGGCCGCCTCACGCTCAACATGCTGCTCTCGTTCGCCCAGTTCGAGCGCGAGATCGCGAGCGAGCGGATCCGCGACAAGATCGCGGCCTCAAAGGCCAAGGGTATGTGGATGGGCGGCAATGTCCCGCTCGGTTACGACGTCAAGGAGCGCAAGCTCATCGTCAATGAGGCCGAGGCCGAGACGGTGCGCATGATCTTCCGGCGCTACGCCGAGCTTGGATCGGTCCGGACGCTCGCGGAGGAACTTTCCGAACTTGGGATCGTGAGCAAGCGCCGGCAAGGCGCTGGCGGCGTCCTGGCGGGCGGCAACCGGTTCTCGCGCGGCGCACTCTATACCTTGCTACAGAACCCGATCTACCGCGGAGAGATCGGTCATCAAGGGAAGTTCTATCCCGGTCAGCACGACGCGATCATCGAGGCCGAGCACTGGAAGCTGGTGCAAGAGAAGCTGGCCGACAATCGACAGGCGCGAGCCCTTGGCGCGACTGCCGAAGAGCCGAGCCTGCTCGCCGGACTGATCGTGGACGGCGACGGGCAGCGCATGACGTCAACGCATGCGGTCAAAAAGGGCCGACGCTACCGGTACTATGTTTCGACGGCGCTTGTAACGGGGACGCGCGCTCATTACGAGAATGGCTTGCGCGTGCCGGCCGGCGATCTCGAAGAGCTGGTTCTCGATCGCGTTCGAGCATTCTTAGCATCGGAACATGACGTCGGAGAGGCTTTGTCAATCTGCGCTCTCGACGCCGCGAAGCTGCGTTCGGCGCTCGCGAAAGCTGTCGAACTCAGCGACGGCTGGGCGGCCTTCCCGTCGATTAAGATTCGCGAACTTGTTCGATCTATTGTTGTGCGCGTGTGCCTGCGTGTTGATGGTCTCGTTGTCAGTCTCAACAAAAAGGAGATCGCGAAAGTTCTGGTTGGTGACACATTGCAAGAGAACCGAGTCGAACATGCCGGCGCAATTGAGCTTCACGCAGAAGCCAGATTACGCCGCGCAGGCAAAGGCATTCGGCTGATTTTCGGCGGCGGTCGTGCCGCCAAGCCAGACGGCCAGATAATCGCACTGCTGCGAAATGCGTATGCGACGAGCGATGCATTTCTATCAGGACGTGACGCGACCATCGACGCACTTGCACAGCGGCTCGGCGTCAAGCGGGACTACCTATCGGCGCACATGCGTCTCACGTATCTGGCGCCCGGTATTGTCAAAAAACTTTTTGAAGGGCGCCAGCCTGAGGCACTCAGTGCGGCACGACTCGTCTCCGTGTGCGAAGACCTGCCGCATGTCTGGCAGCTCCAGCGGACCTTCCTCGGTTTTGAGAACCGATAGCACGTCCATCAACACCGAAAACGATGCGAGTCTGACCGGCCGAAAAAGGCCGACAGAGATAAAACCGCGAAATCGAGGAGGAACGTCAGCAGAGACGCGAATGCCAAGTCGCGCACCCAGTAAGCACGTCGACAAGGCGCGGAAAACAGGCTATATTTCCGACTGAGGAAACCGTAAAATATGACGCAATATCAATGACTTGCACGGTGGCTGAGCAGGATGGATTCGAACCTAAGCATGCAGAGTCAGAGTCGATCCAAATGCGACCCACTTTCCAATGTTTTGCGAGCCATCAAATTTCCAGCGTGAAATCTCTGCGATCACGTCGTGACAGCATAAACCCAACCTTAAACTCTTTCTCGACAGACGCCAGAAGCGCGCAGAACCGACTGGACTTCGTCGGGAAACCACGCATTGGTGTCATTGTCGGCTGGCGCGAATATCGACAGCCGGAGTGACACGAGCTCGCCCCGCGGAATGCGGGGCTTTGGATAGTGGGAGCGCCAATGACGGCGCGCCACAACCATGGAGCCCAATCATGACCACCAAAGCAATCGACAAACCCGCCAAATCCGACCGATCGGCCGTCGCTCGACGGACGGCTGCCAGCAAGTCCGCATCAAAGCGCGATCTGACCGCCACCACGACGGGGACCGGGAAGCGCAAGGCGCTTCCAGACCAGTCCGTCGAAGGACGCGTCACGAAGCACGCGCAGCTCTTGCAGCTCCTGAACCGACCCGAGGGAGCCAGCATCGAGGACATGATGCAGACGACGGATTGGCAGCAGCACAGCGTCCGCGGGTTTCTGGCCGGGACGGTTAAGAGGAAGATGGGGCTGGCGCTGACGTCGTCGAAGGCCGAAGGCGAGGTTCGCCGATACCGGATCGCGACACGTCGGGGACGCTGACATGGCCAAGCCAATCCTCGATATCGCGGCGGAGATTATTCGGCTCGAGAGCCTCGCGATCGACCAACTGCGCGAGGAATGGCGGCGTCTCCATCAGACGCCGCCACCGAAGCGACTGAGCCGGGACATTCTGCTGCGCGGGATCACGTACAAGATGCAGGAGAACGCTTTCGGCGGCTTGTCGAAGGCCATTCTCCGCAAGTTGCAGACCTCGACTCCCAAAGAAGCATCACCGGCTAAGAAACGCCGACCACGGCCATCCTTCAAGCCCGGTACACGTCTCGTCCGCGAATGGCACGGCGTGACGCACACGGTCGTCATCCTGGCCGACGGCGTCGAGTGGCGCGGACAGCGGTACCGATCGTTATCGGTCGTCGCGCGCGAGATCACCGGTGCACATTGGTCGGGACCTCGGTTTTTTGGCCTCAAGGCGGATCGAGCAGATGGCTAAGAGTGTGGGTGTCGAAGTTGCACGGCAGGTCTTCACCAAGCGAACAGCCGCACTCGAAGATGCGCCGATTATCGCGGCAGAGGGACAAGTAACATCCGATCTCATGGCCCCTCGCCGGTCGTGCGACAGCTTGATCGCGCGTCTGGCGCCTCGGCTAAAGCAACTGCATCGACTGCGGAGGCGGCTCGGATGACCCGCGTCGCCTGCGCCATCTATACGCGTAAATCCTCTGACGAGGGTCTGGAGAAGGAGTTCAATTCGCTCGATGCTCAGCGAGAAGCGTGCGAGGCGTTCATCACGAGCCAGAAGCACGCCGGATGGGTCGCTGTCCGTGACCTCTATGACGACGGCGGCCTGTCGGGCGGCACGATCGAGCGCCCTGCGCTTCAGCGGCTGCTTGCCGACATCAAGTCCGGCAGGGTGCAGATCGTGGTCGTCTACAAGGTCGACCGGCTGACGCGATCGCTGGCGGATTTTGCAAAGATCGTCGATGTGCTCGACGCGCACAGCGCCTCGTTCGTCTCGGTGACGCAGCAGTTCAACACGACGACCTCGATGGGTCGCCTGACGCTGAATATGCTGCTCTCGTTCGCCCAGTTCGAGCGCGAGATCGCAGGTGAACGGATTCGCGACAAGATCGCAGCCTCCAAGGCCAAGGGCATGTGGATGGGCGGAACGGTCCCGCTCGGCTACGACGTCAAGGATCGAAAGCTTGTCGTCAATGAGATCGAGGCGGCAACGGTGCGCAGGATCTTCCGTCGCTATGCCGAGCTTGGCTCCGTCACCCTTCTCCAGGCGGAACTCGACAGGCAAGGCATTCGAAGCAAGCGGCGGGAGGGAGCCGGTGGCCGTCTCGCGGGAGGCAGACCGTTCTCGCGCGGGATCCTCTACCTCATCTTGCAGAACAGACTCTATCGCG